AACAGACCCCTCTATGCATGGTATGGGAAACACTCCCTCATTTCTTGTTGAGGGTAGCTGGGTTATTGGTTTTTTTCGGGATGCACAAGAAAAACAACAACCTGTTATTATAGGTTCCTTGCCGGGAACACCAAGCGAAGGTGCAAATCCTAGAAAGGGATTTAATGACCCGCGAAGCGGTTCACAAAACCTTAATGGTGATCCAATAGCCCAAGAACATTATATTGGCACGCCTCAGTATGGTCCATATCCCACTACTTTAGAGATGCCATCTGGCCATGAAATCATGGAACCCGATACTAATAGACTTGCTCAAGGAGCTGCATCAGAGACACATACCTCTCTTATCAATAGACGGTTACAACGATTACGCGGCGACCCAGATGAAGTTGATGAAACGGTTGGTGAAGATGATAATAGTACAGAAACAGATGTAAAAGGAACTGGTATTCCTACGGCGGTACAACCATATATTCCATCAGTATCGCCCGGTAGCGCATTTGGTGATCCAGAGACTCGTGGCTGGTGGGATGAACCCGATCCTAAGTCAATTAAAAAATATGCTGCAACGTATATATCTGGACAATATCCATATAACCATGTACATGAAAGTGAATCAGGCCATATTCATGAGATAGATGATTCGCCTGGCGCAGAAAGATTATTTACCCAACATACCTCTGGAACATTTGAAGAGATACATCCTACAGGTACAAAGGTTGTCAAAGTAATTGGTGACAATTATGAAATCATCGCGGGCGACTCTAATATTTCTATAACTGGTGATGTAAATATAACAATTGAAGGAACAGTACGAGAGCTTGTTAAGGGAGATTATCATTTAGAAGTCGAGGGAAACTACAGTCAAAAAATTCATAAGAATCATCGTGTCAAGATTGGTGTTGCAGAGTCTGGTGGCAATCGTGAAGAAGAAATTATGGGGAGCCATTCATATAACATCCAACAAAATGTAAAGGGTAGAGTTGGTGAAGATGTAGATACTATTATTGAAGGAAGCGAAACAAGAACAATTAATGGAATACAAGGAAGTAAACTGAATGTTGTTAATGACATTACTGCTATAACTCTTGCCAACATGAAATTGGGTGCAAAAACAAATATGACAGCATCTACCACTTCTGGTATTGTAACAGTTTCTTCTGGTGACAAACTAAATATAAAGTCTGCTACGGCTATGAATGTTAAAACTGAAGCAGACGGCCTTACAATTTATTCAGAGGGATTAGTTACGGAAACATTTAAGGCGAGTCATACATCTGATGTTACTGGTACACTTGTTTTGAATGTCAGTACAGAAGTTGATATTGATTCTGCAATAATTAATTTGAATTAAAGGAAAAAAATGTCACATGAATTTGTTTTAATGGTTAATGGAGAAGTAAAAACATATACAGAATGGGAAGATATACCAGACAGTTTCGACCATGTGATAAAATTTCTTCCAAATATTCCTGAAGAAGAACAAGATATAGATGGTTGTGAACAATCTACTCATATCTGGTGTACACGACTAAAAGAATTAATGGAGAAAGAAAATGCCAGCAGCAACTAGAATTGGAGATGCAGATGTATCACATTGTTCTGGAATGACTAGAGCAGAAGGTTCGCCTAATGTTTATGTAAACGCAATTAAATGGAGCCGTCAGGGGGATAACAATACATCACACCTAAAACCTCCAGCACCATGTGTACCTCATACCGCACCTATAACTACAGGGTCTACTACTGTTTTTGTAAATGGCCAGGGTGCTGGTCGTATTGGTGATGCTATTACTGGATGTACATCTGTTGCTGCGGGATCATCCAATGTTTTTGCTGGAGGGTAATTAATTGGTAGATTTTAAAACACCAAATTTGTGTGGAGCGAATACCGACTTCAATTCTTTAGTAAGCAAGTTTGTAGATATTGAAAATGTTCTTACTGATAATTTAAATGTGGATGCTTCTGCTTTGTCTGGGTTGCTATCACCAGAGTTGACCACGTTAGAAGGCAACCTCCGAGAAATGGCTCCTGCCGCGCCAGAGTTACCCAATATTAACTTACAATCACAGATTACTGATCTTGTTAATATTGATACATCATCCGTTGAAGGAGTTTCTAAAAGTTTAGGTTCATTGGCTTCTATTACCAGCAATTTTGATACTGGTATAAGTGCTGCTGGATATTCTTTAACTGATATAGTTTCTGCAGCATCAACAGCATTATCTGGTGATGGGAATTTATGTGCAGCCATTCCTAATTTTGAAATGCCCGCTGCTGGTGGAGCGCCTGTAGAAAAAGCTGCTAATGTTTTACAAGCAAGTGCTGATCCTCAACGAGAAGCTTTAGAAGGTTCTTCTATTCTTAATAAAAATAGTAATGTTACTGATGCAAAAACTGCTGTTGAATCTAAAGCTGCAACATGGGTAAATCCTGATATTAAAACTGTTCCTACAGAAGATACTGGTGCTTATAAAGTTGCAACAAAATCTAAATCAGTTACATATGGGCCTACTGTTGTGCAGAAAGATCCTGATAATCAACCTCATGGTGCCGCGCATAATGCCCCAGAAAGTAGTACAGTAGAAACAGTAGAGGTTACTACTCCGCGTGATGCAACAGATGGAACAAAAAGAAAGAATATTAGTGCAGTGGGACATAGTACTAGACCAGAGAGCAAAAAGGTATTTGTTAAAGAATCTGATCTTAGGTACTATATGCCGAGTGCCGCGACAAAGGCCTTCGGTGAAAAACACCTATCGCCGGAAAAGGCGAAAATTTGGGGCACTGTTCCAAGAGAGGTTTATGATTTAGATGTTACGCCAACAAAAGTTGTAGTTATTGGTTATGATCCCGGCCAACCACCAGACCCCACTAACCCAAAAGTAACCCCTGGCGGCGGCGCGTTTATTGAACTCGTATCGGCGAAGGAGATGTGGGAAGGTTTGTTTTTTGCATGGCAAGAGGGAATTTATGATGCTTTTATGATAGATAGCAAACCCGCTGGAAAAAATACGGTAACTATTGTTCCAGTGCATTACAAATTTGCACCTTGTCCGACAACAGACCCCCGTACAAAGTTACACGGAGTCAAATATATTATGAAAATTTATTATAATGATGTTTATGATCCAAATTATAGTAAATAGTAATAAAAATGATATTACTAAAAAGAAAAATTTTAGTGACTTTGAATATTTTATATTGGATGCCAGATTGTGAACATATACTTCAACAATTTGTTTGGCAGACAACAGATGTAAGGCCAGAATATCCAAGAGTACATAAATTTTTAAATTATTGGAATGATAATATTGATGCAGTAATATCAGAAGTTAATATTGCAGATAGTTGTGAAACAAAATATAGATCGGTACGGGAAATAATTAATTATTAGAAGGGTTGAGTAGTTCCTTATAAATAATTAAAAAGGAATCTTTAATGGCAACACCAACTGCGTATACAGATGCTGAAGGACAAAATGCTGCGCGAAATCCTCGGCAATGGAAAGATCTAGACCTCTTTTTTTCTAGGAAGCTGGGGTCGGCCGATGTTAATACATTAACAGATGTTACGGCAGTCAAACGATCTGTTCGTAATCTTATATTAACAAATCATTATGAAAAACCCTTTCATCCAGAGATTGGCTCTGGTGTAAGAGCCATGTTGTTTGAATTAATGACTCCAATGACTTCATTTATTCTCGCAAAAAAGATAGAAAATGTTATTGAAACCTATGAACCCAGAGTAACCTTGATTGGTGTTCGCGCTTTTCCTAATTTAGACCGTAATGAATATGAAGTGTCAATAGAATTTTATCTTCAGAATGCGCCAACCGAATTAGTAGACTTAACGATATTTTTAGAGAGATTACGATAATGGCAGCAAATCCTAAAAGACTAACAGTAACAGAATTTGATTTTGATGAAGTTAAAAACAATCTTAAAATTTTCCTGAAAGGCCAGACACAATTTAAAGATTATGATTTTGAAGGTTCTGGTATGAGTGCGCTTTTAGATGTTCTCGCATATAACACTCACTATCTTGGGTTTAATGCAAATATGCTTGCAAATGAAATGTTTTTAGATAGCGCCGCACTGCGTTCAAGCATAGTATCTCATGCAAAGACTTTGGGATACCTTCCAACTTCTTCCAGAGCAGCTGTTGCAACGGTTGATGTTACATTAAATACTTTAATTCCCTCAGCAACTATGCCTGCGGGAACTGTTTTTACATCAAGCGTTGATGGAACTGATTATCAATTTGTTTCATCAAGTTCTCATATTGCATCTAATGTTGGTAGTGGAATTACATTTTTAGATGTTAAAATTTATGAAGGAACTTTTGTGACAACAAGATATAATGTTGAC